CTAAATACTTGGCAAGCGTTCGGATGCGCCTGACTTCCGCTCCACCAAGATCATTGCCTGCAGTTGTTGCGTTGACCAGCAACAACAATGCCGTGATAGTGCTGCTGAGGTTGCTAACAGTCAGTGTTGGCCGAGGAAGCGTTCCGGTGTTGCTGTACTCAAAACCATCAGCCTTGATCGGTACACGGGAATACACCTGCGTGTCAAACACGATATTGGTCTCTCCAAATTCATTACTGCCAGCGTGGAAGTAGTAAATGTCGTTACTGCCATGCAACGCTGAATCCAACCTCAGCTGAAACAGCTCAATGATTGCGCTGGGGTTGGAGATCGCAAGATCGCCATACGTCGAAGAAACCGCAGTCCAGACACACGTTCCATCAGTAACGGTGTCGCCCGCAGAGTTGGGCCACTCAGGTTCAGAACTGGCTGACGTGCCAGCAGTTGTGCAACGGAAGAACAGGCCGGTGCCTTCATCGCCGGTAGAACGACGGACGTTGCCGACAGAAAATGCAGTGCTAGCGGCCCAAGCTGCTATTGCCATTACGGTTCAAAAACTTGGCGGAACGTTGCTTGGATTGTGGCGCGATTCAAGTACGGAATCGACTTGTTCCATGTCTCACAGACAAACTTGGCACTAGCAGACTCGCCAGGTGGCGTGAAGTCAAACGCAGCGTTGTCGTCTGCACGAGCATCCAAGAATGTCTCGATGGTGTCAGCATCGGTCTCTGACACCTGGAACGTCAAGTTGTAAACCTTGGGATTTTGATTCAGGCCAAAGCTCAGACGTTTTTCAAATCCGTCTCCGAAGCGCACCGTTCTGACGTTTGGTGCGCTGCGCTTTTGAACACCATAGGTGGGCGTGATTGACGGGAAAGTAGCCATCAGCTTGCAAGGAGACCGCCAGGACGTTTCTGCTTCACCAGTTCTTGCTGCACAGCTAGGCCGATTGCCTTGCCAAGTTGCGAAGCCTGATCAGCGTTGCCTTCAACAGACGAACCAGAAGCATCCACGTTCACCACAATGTTAGACCCACCCATTGCATTGTTTGGAACGATATTGCCCTGCGCTCCAGGGATAAACAACTCAGGGCCACGCTCGCCAACCAAATAGGGTTGTCCTGCTCCAACCGGGCCTCCGTTAGCACGTGGAATAAGCCCGCTTACGTCGGTGTTTGCTCCAATGCCTGAATAGCTTTGAATCTGATTCAAGCTATCGGTGTTAATGGCTTTGCCGCCAGATCCCGGCACCCCAGCAAACATTCGAGCAATGCCGATCGCGATATACGTCGCAATCATCTGCTTAGCTGCATCAGCCAGCATCGACGCAATGCTGCGAAGGAAGTCTGCAAAAGCCTGCTCCGCAGTCTTTGTGCCATCAACAACTGACACCAAACTATCGAACAACGAGTCCGTTACCGGAACGGTAAGAGCCATCGCTTCCGCAAAACGAACTTGAGCTAAAGCAGCTTCATCTCGTGCAGGCGTAAGTTCTTGATGAAGCTTTAATTCTCTTTCAAGAAGAATACCCTTCCTAACAAGTGCGTCTTTTTCAGCACTGCTAAGGTCTTGACCCATCTGAATGTTTATATTGTTCTCGGTTATTTGCTTATTTAGCATCCGCAAAGTCTCTGTGTACCTAAGCGCCTGCTCATTCTGCAATTCAGAACTTTTGCCAAAGAAAGGATCTGTCAAAAACCCTTCCCTAGCAAACGGACTTGTAGATCGCACCTGCCTGTCAGCTTCAATTCTTTGCTGCATTTCATTCAGCTGAATCCCCTGTAAGAACTGCCTGATTCCAAGTTCAGCCGATGCCTGCTGCTGACGTGCTGAAATTTCTGCGTTTTCTTTTGCTGCCTTAGCCTCCAAGAAAGCCGCTTCCGCTAAAGCTTGCTTCAACCCTAATCTTTCCTTATCAGCATCTGTTTGAGCATTTGCAAGCTCTAAATCAGCCTTTGCAAGCTTGATATTAGCCTGCCCAAGAGCTATTTTACTTTGCTCAACCTCAAATTGACCTCTAATCAAACTAAAACGGTCTTGCTCAATTTTTACCTCAAGTCCAGCAAGCATTATTTCTGCTTGTCTAATTTTTTTAACACGTTCAGCAAGATCAATTTGTTTTTGAGTCGGCAACGGCGGTTTGTCAGGTTTTGCAGGCGGCGCTCCAGTGCCTCCTAGTGCTCCCTCGTCTGCCATTTCGCCTTGAGCCACAGCAAAACCAGCAGCTCTTCCCAACATTCCACCGCCTTGGCTTACACCGCCACCACGATTGAAAAGATTTACTGCTTGAGTCAGAAACGTAATAAATCCGATAAGCTTGTTAGAGGCAAGAGCAGCAAGAGCAAGCCTTAACTTTTTAACTTCATTAGCAAACTCATCATTTTTCTCTTTAAATTTTTCAATATCGTTGATGCCAAAATCTCCAATTTCTTCACCAAGTGTTTCTACCGCAACAGCACTAGCAGTTGAATTCAAACCAAGATCTTGAAGCTGTCTGATCAGCCCTTTTGTTTTCGTGCCAGAAAGCGGTAAAAGGTCGATTAGCTGCTGAGCGTTTCTTGTGGGATCCTCTAACGCCTTGCCTAACTCGACAGCCGCGTCAACAGCTGCGTCCAAAGGAGTTAAAAGGACTGATCCGGCAATGCCACCCGCAAACGACGCTTTCTGCCCAAATAAAGCGCCTCCAGCTCCACCGCCAATAAGTCCACCAGCCGCAGAAAAACTAGGACCACCAAAAAGCAATGGAAAGCCGCCACCAAGGATTGCTCCCTGTGCAGCATCACCAAGCATCTGTTTTCTGGTGCGACGAGTCTTCTTAGCTGCTTTTTCTTCATCCTCTGCACCTTTTTTCTTGGTTTTATTCTGATTGATAATTTTCTCGTTTTGTCTGATCTGATCTCTAAGCTCCTCAGACATCTCTTCGGCTGCATCAACGCGCTTCTCATCAAGAGCAAGATTGATTCTTGCAACCTGACTGTTAAGTTGACCAACTTGAACGTTGCTAGAAGCAAGCGCGTTAATCCGCTCCACCAACTTGACTTGTTCGCTGCGAAGCCTGTTTGCCTTTGTAATTTGAGCCGACTCAAAACGGACTTGTTGAGCAACAGCTTCGGGACTACCCAGTTGAGTAGCAGGACCGATTGCTACGCCAGCCCTTTGTCGAGCATCTTGGATTACTTCATTTTGAAGCTTGCCCAGCTTTTCAGCTTGAGCTTCTGCTTGCGCTAAAGCGTTAGCGTAGTTTTTAACTTCAGCGGCCTGCTTGTTAAAAGGCAGATTTAATTTTAAACCAACATTGTCAAGAGCAGTAGCAAACGCTTGCGCTTGCGATCTTGCTCCGCCAAAAGTTTTAGAAAATGTAGCCTCATTGTTTGTTGCAGCTCTAGCTAACTTGTCTAATTCTGTTTTTGCTTTTCTTATTTCGTCGCCCGCTTTTCCAGACCCAGGAGAAAGAAGGTCTAAAGGCTTTATATCTCTTGCAAGACTACGAATCTGGCCAATAGTCTTTAACGTTGCGTCTAGGCGAGCTTGGCCTTTGACGCTGGCGACTATATTTAGGCTGTAGTCCATAGCCGCGTCAGGCTCGACACTTCACCTAATCCTACCGCCTGCTCATTGTTTGCGCCCTACTACCAGTCTTAGCGCTCTGGATCGCCTTTTCTTCCTGCTCGTTCTTTAGTTCGAAGAACGCTGCCCAACCGACTAGCTCCTCTTGCGTCAAAGTCTGCGAAAGCTGAGCAACCGTCATGCCCAGCTCCTTTGCTAACGCATAGATAAAAAACCAATCGCCATTAGCTTTTGAGGTCTGCCTTCGCTTCCTCCACCTTGCTTTCCGCTCCAGAAGCCAGCATGGCAAGCTGAATCTCCTGAAGCACGGCTGCCTCAACAGAGTTCTTCAGCACAGCCTTTTCGCCATCCTGGAAAAGACGCTTGCCATCAGCGTCCAACGCCTTGCGAATCATCATGCCAAGGGCAAAATCACCAGCATCATCAGAGTCAGCACTCTTCTGAATCGACTCACGCTCGGCAATCGTCAGAGGGTGCCAGTAGATCTCCAGCACTACTTCACCGTTTTGCTCAACTTGATGCTTATAGAGCTGACTGACACCAAACTTGTTGCGAAGAAGCTCTGCGGCTCGCATTGAGGACTTACCTGCTTTCAATAGAATACTACGCCGTAGCCGTAAATTGACAAGAAATTACGCCAACAAAATGCGATCTGTCTTCGATGTCCAACGGTGTAGGGCCAACAATATCTAAAACCCTAGGCTTGCTGCTAAACGTATCGGTGTAGCCAGGGGCATTAACTGAAGTCAATCCGTCAATAACTGACTCGCTAATCGCTGAAAGCACTGCCGTGCCAGCTGATTTGGGCACATACACGTTGCACTGGATCGTTCCAGCGTAATAATCCTGTGCTGCGCCTTGGTTTTGGAGCGTGGACTGACCAAAGTTGACCGTCATTAAAATGTATTTTTTGGTCTTGCCTGGCGTTGTGAAAGCAACGTTGTCGTATTTCATTAACACCGTTGCGTCTGCTGCTGCTACAGCATCAGTCACGGCCTTTTCAAAAGCTGCTCTGGCGTTGACTAAGGTCATGACTACAGC